TTGCTGGTCTGGGCAACCGTGTCGCCTGAGAACACTCCCCAGACTGTCAGCGCGCTGAAGTCGTTCTCCTGCTTGATGGTGAACGCGGTGTCGAGGCTGGCGACAACGAAGTCCATGAGAGGGTATGCAGGCTCCTCCCAGTTGATCCACCACTCGCGCTTGATGATACCGCCGCCCTTGGGCTCGGGACGTTGTTGCAGCTGGCCGGCGGCCTTCCATGGGCCAAGGCGCTTGGACAGGTCGGTGACCTGCGCGTTGTCAAAGCGATCGGGCCAGAGAAGCTCGCCTTCCTCCTTGCGCGGATCCTCCCAGCCGATCGAGGTCACGAACGATCGATCGGCTTCGTACTTCATGGGCAGGCACAGGTGCGTCCAGCCGGTGTCGGTTTCCAAGATGTGGCCGGTGAGATCCTGTTCGCCCAGCCTCTGCTGGATGACAACGAAAGCGCCATGCTTGATGTCGTTGAGACGGGTGGACATCGTGCCGTCCCACCATTCTGTGGTGGCTTCGATCGTGGCCTCAGACAGTACCTCGTTGGCGGCGTTGGGATCATCAACGACGATGATGTTGCCGCCTTCGCCGGTGACCCGGGCATCGACGGCGGTAATCAGGCGCTCGCCTCGCTTGTCGTTCTGGAAGCGACCCTTGGTATTCTGGTCGCCGGTGAGCTTGAAACGCTCGCCCCACAGCGACCGATACCATGGGCTCTCGATCAGTCGCCGGCACTTCACGCTGTCGCGGATGGCGAGGCTCAGGGCGTATGAGGCGTGCAGGAGAGGCACGCCGGGCCCGGATGTCGGGCTGTCGTATCGCTGCGCCCAGACCCATGCCGGGAAGGCCACGCTGCATATCGTGCTCTTGCCCATGCGTGGCGGGATGTTGATGACCAGCTTGCGGATGTCGCCATCGACCACTGCTTGCAGATGCTCGCAAATGGCTTCCATGGGCCATCCGGGCACGAAAGGCGATGGGTCGATCCAGCGCCACGCATACTCAAGGAACGTGTACAGACTGTCCTCGCAGTCGGCGCGGTCCAACCCTCGCAGCCACTCGTCTGCGTCGATCTCCTTGCCGTCGAAATTGACGACACTCACGGATCCAGCGCCATGCACGAATTGTTGGCGAAGTCCTCGATAAGCATAGCAACGAAGACGGATTGCATGCCTTTCAACGCGCCCTTGTAGGGCATCGATATGCGAGACGGCGTGTTGCGCCTCACCAACCCATAGAGCTCGGCGCGAAGATGCGCGTGATCGATCTTTGATTGCAGGATCTCGGCGTTGGTCATTTGGCTGCGGCCTCCATCACCTGTTCGCGCGTGAATAGCTTGCCATCGCAGCGGAAGTAACCCTTGCCTCGCGATCCGTCCGTCACCTCAGCTGCGAACACGATCCAGCCACGCTTGCGTAGCGTGAGCTTGGCGCGCTCAAGGGCGATGTCACTGAAGGGTGACGCCGCGTCTGGCTTGTACATGCGCTTGCGGTTGGTGAAGGACGGAACGTGTCGGCCGCGCTCAGGCACGTTGCAGGCGCGCACGATCCGCATCACGCGGTCCTTGCCGATATTGTTGCGTCTGACGACATCACGGAATGTCAGCGACGGCGTCTTGTAGTCCTTGATGATGGCTTCGACCTGTTCCTTGGTCAGGCCTGCAAGCGGGTCAGTCGTCATTGTTTGCTCTCGCTACCAATTGATATCCGGCACTGTCGATCGCCGGCAGGACAGCCCATCGCACGCTGTCAAGCCACTCATCCTTCTCTTCGCTGTCGAGCTCAATCCACGGCAGCGTCTCGCTCACCAGATCCATACGGACGCGCCATCGTTCGTACTGGGCGATGGCGATGGCGAGGACGAGGGCATTCATCGCGGCTTCCAAGGGCATGTCGGATCCGGGCACGCGCTGCTGGTGCGGCCCGGCGGACAGGTGCAGCCGGTGCGCGCCGGCGTCACGCTGGGCGGATCCCAGCGCGGCACGATCGGCCGGCGAAGATCGGCAGAGAACACTTTGTCTCCGACCGCGAGGGCTTCGTAATCGTCCGCCGTCAAAGGCTCGTCATTGTCGATGACGCGCTTGTCGATCTCCTCGCGCACGATCCTGCGAATGATGTCTTCGATCGTCATCCCCGAAACCTCTTCCAGAGTTCGTTGATTGTCACGATGGCAAACAACAGCAGGCCAAGCACAGCGATGGCGAGGCCAAGCAACCCGCCGCCGACCAACACCCAGACGATGACCTCGACCGGGCTCATCGCGCTTTCTTTGGCTTGGCCTTTGGCTTGGCCTTAGGCTTCGCCTTCACCGCAGCGTTCTCTGCATGTTTGGATCGATAGTGAAGGATCAGTTCGTCGGCCAGATTGACGGTATCCTGAAACGAAAACTTGTGAGCGAGGCACAGTGAACTGAAAAGAGCGATCAGGATGTGCGCCGCTTCCCAGTCGTCCTTGCAATTCACTTTAAGCAACGCCAGAACCTCAAGCCCAACATCGACGCGGTTGAGCTTTTTGGCCTTCCTCTTGGGCTTCATTACTTGTCTCCTCTCTTGGCTTTCAGGAGGGCAGCACGAAGCACCTCCCGCTCCTCAGGCGTGAGCTTCTCTGCATCGAGGCTGACACGCTGATCGGTCTTGGTTTCGATCGGCCCGCCACCGGGACCGGAAACCTCCTGCACTTTGCGCTCGGTGTAGTCGTCGCGGAAGCGCGCCTGCATGCTCACTTTCCACACCAGCGCGTTGAAATTCTTGCCGCCTTCCATCATCCCGTTGACGCCGACGCTCTCCCACCAATGCTGGGAATGGATCAGCGCCTTCGATAGCGCGGTGGCAAATTCGGGGTGTTTTGCCTTCCAATCAAAGATGGTTGCCTTATCGACATCCAGCAGGCTTGCCATCGATGCAATGCTGTAGCCCTGCTTGCCCATCTCGATCACCTGATCGCAGTATTCGCGTCGATACAACGACGGCCTGCCGACCGGGCGCTTTGCTGCCGGCTTCTCGGTTGCCTTTGCCTTTGCCTTCGCCATGACTACCTCGCCCAGCCGTAAGTGGCTCCCGCGAGCCAAAGCGCGACCATGACAACAAGCCAAGGCTCAGGGAACCAGAAGGGAAGCAACAGCATAACCGGAAACAGCAGCAAAGTCAGGATGCGGGCCAAAAGCATGCGTCATACCTTCGATCGATAGATTTTTGTCTTTTCATCTCTGTCGAGGCAAACCGGCTTCTGACGATGGAAAAAAAGCGTGATCCAGACATCGCGTTTGACTGATTTTATACGATAGCCTCGCACTGATTTTTTAAGAACAATCCGATCTCCGGGTTCAAGCTGAGAAGCTGGAATAATCGCGTAGGGCATCTTGTTTCCCTAAACGTAACCTTTGCGCGGACGCCAGCTGGTGATGTAGTCGCCATCCGCAAACTTGGTCATGCAGATAAGCTCAAGCATGCGGATGACGCTGTGCGGGATCGGGCTGGATCCCGCAAGCCAGCGATAGACGCTGCGCTGATCGACGCCGCAGATGCGCGCAGCTTCGGCGTTTGTCATGTCGAGATATGACAGCATCTCGTCCAGATGCCCGGGCGATACGTCAAGCTCAAAGCGGGATTTCGCCATTGTCCTTGTCCTCTACGGGCGTGAAATAATCCCACAGATTGTTCTCGGTCAGGTATCCGCCCAGATCGAAAACGTCGATCTTTCCCTGAGTTATGGCGGCGACCATGAACGGCAACAACAAAGACGCATTTTCAGCCGTTGTTTTTGCCGGCGGCCTGAACCAGTATTTTTCGCCGTTGATGTGAAACTTCAGGCTACGGACGTTTCTCATTTCTGAACCTTCCTGCAATCAAGCTTTGCGGTGCGATCAACGACGCGGGCGGATGCGAGGTCGATAAGACACACGGTCAAGCTTTTCTCCGGTGCAATGTGTCCCTTTGGGCTAACCCAAGGGGCCCACGATCCGTCAGGCATGTTTTGACGGACTTGCCAGAGATCTTCGGCTTTTGATGCGCTGAAGGCGATCAGAACGAGGCCGATCGCCAACATCGCCACAACAATCACGTCTCTCATGGTTGTCACCTTGTCAGACAAAATGGCAGTGGGTCAAGGCAGCACGATCGGCGTGCTGTCGATGATCTGGCAGCCGGCCTTGCGGATCAGCA